GATAAGTTTCACCAATTTCATCTGAATCATCATGCACACAGAATTCCTTTACATTTGTGAAAACTAAATCATTACCATCATTGAAAGCATAAGCGGCGTTGGAAGTAAACATACATTCTATTCCATATATATCATCATTAATCTTAACCGCTTGAATATTGAATGATCCGTAGAAGGATATATTCTCATAGCCTTCTTTATTTATCTTAAACTGTTCAAATTTCTTCCTATTAAGCCATCTGTTGATTGCACTGTATTCTTCTGGTGTTATTGGAAAAGGCTCACAGTTATAATCTAATTTACATAACTGGATGGCGAAAGAATAATTTTCGTCATATGATGTTCCATATAATTCAGATATATCTTGCCCAACCGATTTAATTGAATTGAATGTCAGATTAGAACCAGATGAGATAGTTTCAGCACCGCCAGAGGAAGAGTCGAAATTGACCACAACTAATCCGTAATCGCTTGCCAACTCGTTTGCATATTGAAAATCAGTAAACATATTTCACCATCCTTTTTATTTTTTTTATTTGAAAATTCTGAATAAACTTTTGAAAAATTTATTCAATTTGCTTATATAGCCTGACTTAATTGAATCCATTTCGGCTATTTTTTCATCCAAAACAGCAATCTTGGATTTATATTCATTACAAAGTTTTTCGTACATATTTTTCGATATAAGTGCCTTTTTTATAAGCAGAGAGAGATCATCAATCTTCTCATCAACCCCTTTACTACTCATTGAAACCGTGATTTCATAATTGGCAATTTTAGCTTTTAGTTCTGCGTTTTCTTTTTCGAGTAGATTGCAGTGACTTTTGTAATACTGCAATTCATTACTTTCTTTATTTTTTTTTATTTTCGACATTATTGATTCTCCGTATAAGATAATTTAAATAAAAGGCACACCAATTATGGTATGCCTTAGTTGATATTTTATCTAAATGTTAATTTGTTTAATGAATTCCTACCTAGAGTCTGTCCAAGAGTCATGTTTTGTATCATCTTTTCGAACTTAGGATCTTTCTGGGCTTCTTTCATAAAGTCTTCATAGTTTCGTACATTAGGTAATGATAAAGTTACATCTCCAAATTGGACATCAACCTTATTAGACAGGTTGTTAGACATATTAGAGATATCAGGTAACTTAGCACCAAGATTATCCATATACATGTTTGGTGTAGTGATTCCTTTAGAAAGATTCCAAAGTTTTTCGACTTGGTCTTTGTTGAATACTGTATCACCTGAATCAAACTGACGAAGCACACCATACTTAGTAACAAGTACTTCTGAACCTGGATCATCTTCACCATAAATATGAAGTCCACTTATTGCTGATTTAGTTCCTTTACGATAACCATGACTTTTCATCCAATCAAGCATCCATACGTTCTGATCATAAGTAGCGTAATACTGTCCTTCACCACCCATTTGATCGTAGTACTGACTACGAGCTGCGAATGATGAATCATAATCGTGTAGCTTAAGGCGATCCACGATTGATGTGTCTATATTTAAACTATTTTTATCGAAATAATCCTTACTATATATCCAATCAACACCGTCACTTCCAGAAGAATCATTATCATCTGAACCAGTATCCCAGTTTCCACTCCAATCATCATCAGAATAATCATTACCACCTGAGTAACCGCCATCAGAACTTGCATTCTGTTCAGCCTGCTGTCTTGCAATCTCATCGGCAACTCTCTGTGCCTCGGCATTACTATTTGCAAGTAATCCCTGTACAGCGGAATTGATATTATCACAAACATCTTTAATCTTTGAATTGCTATCAATGAAACTTGTGCTGAAATTATCAAGAACCTTAGTTATATTACCAGTATTAGTACTCCATATAGAAGCCATTGATTCACTTAGTTTATAACCATAATTTTCAGCAGTAGAAGTAATAGTTTCTGCAATATCAGAAGCATTATCATTAGATTGGTCAATAATATCCTGAATTAGATTATCCAATTGATCCAAACGCTGATTGAGCCATTCTTGTGTATTATCTTTTAATTGATCTAAAATTTTCTCAGTGTCGCTAATAAGCTTTTCATATTCAGTATCTTTCAAATCATCTTTAGCAGAATTAATCTGGTCTTTAAGCTGCTGAATATTCTTCTTACCTTCCTCAGAATTATCACCTTGATAAGCAGAG